AACAAATCCAAAGAAAATAGAAAAGTCATTCAATCAATTTCACATAGAAAGTCCTGATGATGACGATGCATCAATTTGGCTAACATCCGGTCAGTCTGTAAAATTTACACCGTCTTCAACATATACACCATCAATCTTTGATAAAGAGATTGGTCTGTTTAGAAAGAACTTATTTGGTGGTAATCAAATAATACTTGCGTCCGATAGAATAGTTCTGAACTCAAATAAACAAGAACTGGTTGGTTTTGCAAAAGAAGGTATTGGGTTTGCCACGGAAAAAACTTTAGCACTAAACGCCAAGAATATAGTTGAGATTGAGGGTGGTAGGATTTCTTTGGGATTCAACGCAACATCTCCGATTATATTGGGTGATCGGCTTATAGAAGTCCTAAAGTCCCTAATGGATATTTTGATTGACATGAATCAATCTATTGTAAAGATGACACATCCAACTGGAGTAGGTCCTTCGGGTACACCAATTAATAGTGGAGAATACGTGAGTTATGTCAATGCTTTATCTAGATTAATAAATTCATTACCTAAAATCGCGAGTAAGTTCGCTTTCGTAAATGAGTTTTCTGGTGGACCATCTAGCGTAGATAAAAATAAGTTTAGTGAACTTAAGAAGAATTCCTTTATTGTAAAGGTACCTGAAAAACAAGGTGGTGATAAATCTGGAACAGTAACTTTCAACGAGTAAAGATATGGCAACAAGAGAAGAACTCGCGGAAAAATATAGAAAAGACAGAAAGGAAAAAATTCTAAAACTTCAGGGTATATTTAGTTCTCAAATTACCCAAGAAGTAAAAAGATATTCTAAACTGCAAATATCAGACCCTGAACGTGGTTTGATTGATTCATCTTATATTTCTGCTTTTTATACAGCGAATGATTTTTATCCAAAAGATGAACTGTTATGGGATTTTTTGAACCTTCCAACATCTCAACGTGGGTCAAAAATAAGAAAAGATTTTCAAGACAAACTATCAAACAAAGATGAACCATTTGGTTATTTACTTCTGACCGGTTACTGTGGAATTTCACAAACAGGTACTTTTATAAATAAGAAATTCTCATTGAATGTTGGTGTGTTTGAAACATCATATCTAAAACTTCCAAATGAAACAAATCCATCCCTAATAGAAAGTATTAGAACAGATTACAACACCATAGTTGCAGAATCATATCAAGAACTTAGTAAAGCATTATCTTCTTTATCATATCCAATCTCACAGATAAATGAAAATAAAGGATTTTCTAAACATATAGAAAGTATAAATGAAGAACTGGAAGGTACTAATTTTCTAGAAATATCATCCATACCTGTCATAGTAAATTCATTTATTGATATACCCGATGGTACTAATGAGGGAGTACGTGGCGAGTTCAATAACATTTTTCCAAAACCGGAAGGATGGGATGAACTTTTTGGTACACCACAAAATCCTGGTACAACTGGTGTTAGTGGAGTAACTGGTGCAGCTGGTACAACTGGTGTTAGTGGAGTAGCTGGTGTAGCTGGTGTAGCTGGTACAACTGGTGTTATCGGTACAACCGAAGAAGTAAATAATCAGACCACGGATTCCGGTCAAACAAATGCAACACCTCAAGCTGGAACTTCTGGTAATACTCGAAAATATCTCTCAATAGAAGCTGTAAAAGATGACGAAATTGTTATAAGAACGGAGAATACTGGAAGTTCAAATTACTTATCAACTGTATTTTTACAAGATGACCCAGTTGTTGAAGACTATTATAGTGAAAGTCAAATAAAACAAATTCAAACAGAAAAGGTAAATTCACAATCTAAAGATAAAGTACAACCTGGTAGTGAAGTAAATAAAGAAGTAGTAAATAAAGAAATAGAGCAGAAAAAACAAGAAACAGAAGCTCAGAGAAAATCAGAAGAGTCGGATGCTTTAGAAAAAAAACAAGTAAAAGAAAAGTCAAATGGTGTACCCGATGGTTCTAATCCCGATTTACCTGAAGGTAAAACTGTAAAAATAGAGGAAAAATCAAAACCAATACCTGAAGATAAAAAACCAAAAGCAATGACACAGATTCCACCACGCGCATTGACTTTTATAAAATGGATGAATAGTGTTGGTAAAGATCCGACGAATGGAATATTTTTTAGAGGAGAAGGTAAAAAATTATACCCAAAGAATTCACAACCCCCAATAGATTTTGGCAGTGTTGAAAGTAGATTTAAAAATCTATTCTCTTTTGGTTCTCAATTGGATAAAATTTTCAAAGGATATACTGTTGAATCTCCAATAGATGCGGCACTTCTAATGAATTCCGGTGCAGTTGGTAGATTCAATAAAAATTGGCCGTATATGTTTGGGGAAGGGTCGGAAATACACGCCGCAATAACAAGAGCTCGTAGTGTAGTAAAAGAATCACAAGGAGGTATAGGTTCATTTGCTGCCGTTATCGATCACCCAAATGAAATAGATACAAATTGGGCCGAAAATCCATTTTGGTGTGGTCTGTGTACAAATTTTATGCTTTATTCTAACGGAAAATATTCATCTGATAGTAATCCTGTGGACATAACAAACACAAGAAACGCCCCAACACTTTATTCCAAGTCACCATTTAACATTTTTGGAGAACGATTGGATAGTCGAAAGAAGAAATTACAGAATGATATATCTTCTAAAAAAGGAACCATTTCTGGTAATAACTCTTCAATAAAAACAAAGAAAACATCACTAGAAAAAGAAAAACCAAATGCAGAAAAAAATGAAGCAAACTATAGAGACAATACAGATCCAACAAAATATAATCAAAAAAAGATAGATGGATTCTACATAAAAGTTAAAAACCTTGAGAGAGAAATACAAAACTTAGAGAATGCAAACAAAAAATTGGAAGATGATATAAAAGAATATCAATCAGAATTGGATAGTATTTCAAAAAATTCATCTTCCGGTACTGTTTATAATGAAAATAACGTTGTTGCATTATTTGAAAATGGATTTCATTGGACAACAAAAGGTTTTACTGAAGCTGGTAAACAACTTTGGGATAAGATAAAAAATTGGCCAGGTGCATTTGTGGTGAGAAGACCTGACGGTAACGGTTCTGGTCACGTAGAAACACTATTACATTTTTCACCGACCGGTGAGATATACACTATAGGTGGAAATACCGGACTAGACAACTCGGATGGAAATGGACAGGAGTATGGATTCAAAAAATATACCGGTATTCACGATTTCAATGGTAAAATACCGTATTTCTTTGTCCATAGACGAGGAGATGCAAAACCATATACTAACGGAATTGGATTTAGTGTCAAACAAACTGAAACTTACAAGAAATATGTAAACGACTTACAAGTAAAAAAAGACAAAGAATTGAATCCTGCTGCTTTCAATATTTTAAGAAATATAATGGAGATATGATATGAGTTTGGATAAACTCCTGAAACAAATAAGAGTAATAATCAGAGAAGAAATCGAATATGCTCTTGATAAAAAAATCAATGAGTCTAAAAAGACTACTGATAAAAAAACATTAGAACATGGTATGTCTTTGATGAAAGAATTATCCTCGATAAAGAAGCAACCTCAAAAGGAAATGAAACCATCAAGACCTTCAAAAACTGGATTATCTAGTATTCAAGATATTCTAAATGAAACAAGAATGTCAATGGAACACGCAATGCAGGAAGAAGAATATCCGGAAATGCGATTCAATACCGATTCGATTATGTCAGGGAGAATGAATAATGGAATGATACCCGATGGATATAATCAAGAAGAAATAACACCAGAAGTATCAAAGGCACTTACTCGTGATTATTCTGCTCTCATGGCAAAAATAAATGAGAAAAAAGGAGTCTAATAATGGCATTTCGCAGGAAAACACTATTACTCAATCCAACTGACTCAAATACATCTCAAGTTCAAGATTTGAGGAGACCTGGTGTAATAAAACCAATCGGGGTAACATTGCCGTTCAACAATCCGAATGGTATATTCTTTACGAGTACAACAAACAAGAATCAGGTACTGAGTAATCTAAAGAATCTCTTACTTACTGCAAAAGGTGAAAGATATTTTGAGCCAGAGTTTGGAACAGATATTAGATCTATATTATTTGAGAATATAACCGATGAAGAAGAATTTACAAATAGAATTCGAGGAGATATAGAGACTGCAATTTCAATTTGGTTACCGTATCTAATTGTAACAGAACTAACAGTAAATCTGAACATTTCCGACGATGGTAGAGTTGATGATCCAAATCATGCAATTAGTATTTTTCTACGTGTATTAATTTCAGGAACAAACATATATTTGCCAGTTAGGATATTTATATCTGAAACAGCAACTATTCGTGTAATTGAAGAGGCTCAAAACTAATGGCAGATTTAGTAAAAAAGGATATTCGTTATCTCTCAAGAGATTTCGGTTCATTGAGACAGAATCTTATAGATTTTGCAAAAAACTATTTTCCAAATTCATACCAAGATTTCAACGAATCATCACCTGGTATGATGTTTATGGAAATGTCTGCATACGTCGGCGATGTGCTTTCGTATTATACGGATGTTGCACTCCAAGAGTCAATGATACTACAGGCATCCGAAACTCAAAATATAATAAATCTTGCTCAATCATTTGGTTATACACCAAAGACTTCTGTTGCTGCTAATGTTTCAATAGACGTATTTCAGATTGTACCTGCTATCGGTACTGGCGTGAACAATACTCCCGATTGGAGTTACGCTTTTGCAATAGAGCCTGGTATGATTGTTGCTGACGAATCTGATAACTCCATACAATTTAGAACAATAGAATATCTTGATTTTAGATTTAGTAGTTCTTTTGAACCAACTGAAGTAACTGTTTTTGAGGTAGACGATTTAGATTCTACGGAACCAACTTTTTATCTGCTGAAAAAGTCTGTAAAGGCAGTTTCTGGTGTAATAAAAACTTCAAGTTACTCTTTTGGTTCCCCAAAACCATATGATAAAGTCATTCTGAACGACGATAGAATCATAGAAATACTATATGCGATAGATTCAGACGGAAACAAATGGACGCACGTGCCTTATCTCGCACAAGATACTATCTTTGAATCTGTTGCAAACATACCAAGAAATGATAAACAACTGAGTTCATATAGAACTGAGACACCTTATTTGTTGAAATTGAATAGGGTTTCTAGACGATTTTCTTCAAGAGCTTTTGGAAATAACTTCACCAGTTCATATGAAATAAGTTTTGGTGCTGGTGTTTCTGACTTTGACGATGAAGAACTAATACCAAACCCAGATTTGATTGGTTCATCTCTTACTGGAATTGAATCATCAACATCTCCAAATATAGATCCATCTAATTTTTTG